GGGTGGTCAGCAAGGCACCGTGTTCGTTTGTGCGCGCTTGGGCAGTGATTGATCCAGACGCACTCTCTACTTCTAGTGACCTGACTCAGGGGGTGGACGGGAAGTTCAATGTTTCTGGTGTCAGACGAATGCCTTCTGGAAATTTTAAGGACACCATTCAAGTTGGCTTCAGTGAGGATTTTAAAGATGCAAACAATGCTCTCCTTACTATCACAAATATGTGTGTGATTGTGCAGCCGTATCACGACACTACTCCCGCTACCATCGGTAACTTCTCCAATCAGGCATCATGGTCAGCAAAAGTTGTTGGCGGTAACGGTGCCGAAATATACATTGGAATATTCAACTCTTCGGGAACATTGATTCCTCCGCAGAGTGTTGGTGCTGCTTTTGGAATACGGGTAATGGTCACGGTATAAACACTAAATAAAGGCAACTATGGCATACTCACACCTACCGTATCCAAGCAACCCATCGCTAGAAGCACTGAAGGTCATTTCGACCGACACTGTGATCTGGGTGTCCACCACAGGCAGCGATGGCAGCGGAAACGGCAGCGAGACTGCTCCTTACGCAAGCCTGAAGAAGGCAATGGATGTTGCCCGTGAGTACACCATCGTGGGCAAGGCTATACTGTACATCCGCCTGAAGCGCGGCGAGTACACCATCAACGAAAATCTCGATCTGTACCACCCACAGGGTGGAAACCTCATTATTGAAGGCGATCCGTCTGCACTGAAGCAGCGGGTCATATGGCAGGTGGAGGGGTATTCGTGGAACATGGATTCGTGGGGCGGCGGTGGACACACCGCCACCATTCGCCTGTGGGACGGCGCAACCACGAACGCAGCAGGACACACCCTGCACGGCTTCAGCGCAGACGAGTTCGGTATGTACTTCTCCGTGACCAACGCGCAGATCAGCAGCCGTGGTGGATACCGCACAAGCACAACGCCTGGTCGTGGAATACTGTCCGAAACGGATGCGGCTTATGTACACTCATACGGATCGTACTTCAATGGAGACAGATTCTTCAATCGTGGTGCTTCGTATGAAGACGCACAGGGAATTCTTGGAATTGGGCGGGTTCACGCAGCAACCGCAAGCGGTGCAACCCTTGCCGTGCAGTTCAACAACCTGAACTACGATTGCCGTGCAGCAGGATGGATGCTCAACGGCGGTCTGAACAACACTGTTGCTTGGGGTGGAGTCCCGTCCAACTTCCCTGAAACGCAGTACGCACAGCCAAACGGCTACTACGGCAGTTCTACTTGGGTTGCAGAACCCGATACCACGGCGTATCCGTCAAATCCTGGTGTGTCGAACAACACCGTAGACCCGTTTGTGCTGACCACATATCCTGTGGTGATTCGTGCCGAGTACACCACTGCTGGGGGGACGCTGTTCTTGAAGAACGGGCGACTGCTTGCCATACGAAACCTGTTCTTTGCTCCACGGCAGACGCCGTACATGGGAGTGGACAACTACTCATTGTCCACGCACGGACTAGGAATTACCTATAATTCAACCATGTCCATTGCGTCCGCTGCCAGTGCGGCGTACTTGACTTCTAGCGGGACAGGCATCGTTTTGGAAAATGCGGATGTAGGCATTCGTCACTTGGGATTCCTTGGAGTAGATCACCCCATCGTGATGTCTGGAAGCCGTCTTCGCACATATTACGAAAACACAGTCGATCCGCTGAACTCTGGATCAGGCTCTAATGCAACATACAGTGCTGTTGGTAACTCGGGTTCGCTGGACAATACCCCCATTCTGAACATTGAGCGGTCGCGCATCGGCATCAATGCGGCAGATTCGTCCGTTGACTTTGTTGATTCGTCTGGAAACAGCAGAGAGTACAACAAGAATCAGCGCATGGAAGGTGTGTACATATCTTCAGCCGTTCGCGGCGTGCAGTTGAGCAACAGCACGCTCAATGCAACTGCCATGTTCATACAGATGACATCGGATGTTGCGGTCACCGATGTGAATCTCATTCTTCCTATGTTTGACGGCAATCTGTCTACATCGGGAGGAAGTGCTGCATTTCAAGCGTACTCCAACAGCCCGTGGAACGCATACCCACTGGCAAAGGTGTACATGACCACACCTGGGAACGGAGAGCAGGAAATAGGAGTTGTGGGGCGTTATACTAAGACTATTGCGACCGCTGCCGACATTTCGGGTATTACATCAGGAAGCAGTGTTGTTGGTCACGCTTCCGGTCCGTCCAACACCCCAAACGGGCTCGTTCAATGGGATATTGTTGCTTTTAAGATGATTCGGGTTGCACCGCAGGGGCTGTGCTTCTGGACTCTGAATGACTGGCGGAATGCCGTAACCGCGGGCGTAGGCGGCACACTTGGAGTCCGCTTCTTCAATGATATGCAGGCAAGCGGTGTGTCGTCAAGCATCAGCATAGGCAAGGGATTCATCGGCATACAGACAGCAAACGGAACCACTCAAGGATTCTCTGGAATTGCCACCACCAATCCCATAGGTTCGTATGCTGCTGCCGCAATACGCTCTGTTGGTTCCTATGGCAGTCACTACACTTCCAACACAGGATCGTACACCACGAATTCCATACTTGCAATTGAGAATTCGCGGGTGAAGATACTGAAGAGCCTGTGGATCCATAACGGTGGTCACGATGCGGTGGACATCCGCAAGAATTCCACCCTCATGGTGGGAGACACGCAGTCACTAGTTAATGGTGCGGCAGAAGACGCATATTCAAATATAATTGCTACACCTGACGACACTCGGTACACAAACGGCGTGGTAGCGGTGACGGGTTACGCACAAACCGCCATTCGCGTCACGGAAAACAGCAGTGCTGTGATTGGTTCGGTGTTCGTGAAGCATCCCATGCACAGTTCTGGCATAGGAGCACCAAACTTCTCAAACGATACAGGCACCGTGATTTCTCAAGGGCAGAACGCCATTCGTGTGCAGGACAACTCGTCCATGAAGGTGGGAAACATGGTGTGTGTGGGCAGAATGGGCGGAAACACTATACGCAACACCCCGAGCACTGGTCTGTGGACCACATGGAGCGAAACGAAAATTGCAAACCGCCCCACCCCAGTAGACATATTTGATCGTGACGCTTTCGTTCTTGTGGATCGCGGCAGCAACTTTATTCTTCGCCGCGACAGAGACTCTGGCACGCTTGCTGGCTCGGTGTTTGCACTTGACGGTGGCGCGGGATCAACACTTGGACTGAACTTCGCCACCGCGCCCTCTGCCTCTCCAGAAATACTGGTGTTCAAGGTTGGCAGCGGATCCAATGCCGTGATTGAGGGCGTTAATGCAAAGTCGGATACTTCTACACAAAGCAACACTGGAGTGGGAGTGCGGTTTGCACTGGATACTCGTACAGGTGACAGAAAGATAATGACGAGAAGCAGCGGAACCTCTCCTAATTCTACTTTCTATGCTTCACAGGAATCTCTTGCTTCAAATAAAGTGTGGAACGGAGATTTGTCTGGTGTTGGATATATCTCTATGGGATTAAACATAGGTACGGAGGGATCAAGTTCACACACATGGAATGACGCAAACAGCGGTGTCACTCTTCACGCTTACGCACGGTCAGAGCGTGATGGATCCATAACAACAGGCTAAAACGGAACCACCATGAGCAAAAAACTTCTCATCCTAGACGGTTCGGGAACGGTCATAAGCACTCAACAGAATTACGATGCGTCTTTGTTTGTGCCTGGTTCTGTTTCAGGGACTCCGTTGATCGTGGACTCGTCAGTAAACACTGTTCCTGTCTCGGTTACAGTAACTGAATCCGAAACCGATGTGGACGGAGTGCCCACGGGCAACACCATCAGCCGCGTTCTGTACACCGCAAGCATTTCTCCTGTAACAGAGCAGTTGCTTGCAGGAACGGTGTACGGTCAGTTTTACATTGGCGAGCAGTGCATACAGTCGCAGTTCATTCCTACCTTTGTGAACGGTCTTGCCCTGTTTGGATCCACCGCCGCCAACTACTTGCCCACCGTTGGGTCTATCGGTGTTTCTGGTCCTGAATTGGGAAATCGTTCCTTGAATTTTAAGGGATCGTATCTGGACACGAACACAAAGGCTGCGGGTGTTCAGTTGCCGTCATTCTCCACCACATCGTCCCCGTACTTCATGCTGTCGGGATTCCTGTATTTTGAAAGCGAACCAAGCAACAACTACGACCCCATCCTGCTGACTCGCAGTGCGGACGGAGTAAACAACAGCACAAACGACTCGTTCAGGCTTGAGTACGACACAAGCAGCGACCAGTTGCAGTTCCACTACTCCACTGCCAGTTACGCCAGTGCTGGATACGAGAATATTCTGAATGTGTGCCCTGCGGGTGGGGTTACCTTGGGTCAATGGCACCAATTTGCCATTGCTTACGCCAATCAGGGCGGGTCTGCCGCGATTGCATCGTACTGGAACGGCAATCGCCATGCACAGACCACAGGACTTTCAGGAAACATTCGCAACAGCACGGGTTACATGATGATCGGCAGCGGTTCATCAGGTGACAAACCGCTCAAGGGGTGGTTGGAACACACCATCATCAGTGCTGGTGGTGTGACACTGGCTCTGCGTGAATTTATATTTGGACCCACTGCTGCGGTTTCCACGGAACAGTTTGCGGGAGACTACACGCTGTACTCCCTGTCCATGAACGGACCAGTGGACACAAGTTATTTTCCTGTGGTAAACTCAAATCGCGTTGTGTCGTCCGTGTGTTGGGACAACCGCTTCGGAACGCAACTGGGGGTGGGCAACATAGTCCGCGAAACCACGGCAAACGGCGGAACCGCCGCCATGTTTACGGGTCTTTGCGGCGGTCACGCCGCATCGGGAGGCAGTGCTGGATACCTGTTCGGAATCGACAGCGGTGCGTGCATGGTGATTTCTTCGGTCACTGAATTGACCACTGGTGCAAGTGCAAATGCTCTCATGCGTACAAGCCTTGCAGACTTCTCGCAGCAGTATCTGTTGGGATACACATCCATGCAAGGTGTCAGCGGAGGCTCTGGTGACTTTGCGTACTTATTGTCAACAGGACTGGCGGGATTCAGCGGAACGCAGTTCTCGTTCTTGCCAATTGATTCCAATGTGGCTGCTCTGAAACTCATTTACGATGACTACACGATCAACGGCAAGACAGGACCAGTTTCCATTGCTGACTACAACGGAACGATATACACATTTGCGTCTGCTGCTGCAAAGGCTTTGTATCAGGATGTGGTGACCTACCGAAATGAAGCAAACACCGTGTTTGGATCGGTAAAGACTTCCATCTCTTCAAAGACAAGTGTGACTGCCCTGCGGGAACTTGGTGGTATTTCTACCCAAGGAACCGTGCTGAAACTTGCTCCTGCGATAGCGAACAACGGGGCACTGCTGTTGAGCGGCAAGGCAAAGGTCACGAAGAAGACAAACTTCCCTGAAACAACAAACAAATCCAAGTCTGCAAATATTCCTCTGTTGGGTGATCCATTTGGTGAATTCTAATATTAGCACATGAAACTCATACACTATGGAACAAGTGGAGACATCACTCTAAACGATCATCAGTATGCGTTCCGTTATTTTTTGAAACTAGAGCCGCACTACTCTGCTCCTCATGGCTTCCACACGCGGGTGTACGAGCGGGGAGTGCGGCACTTTATCACGGACGGACACAACACTCTGCACCTTTCGTCCATCGACCCCGAGTGCGACCGCATCTGCAATCGTGAGGGAGAACTTGCCAGACTGATTGCCACGCTTCCCCGTGACGAGTAACTTGCAGGTCTTCTAAATACTTCAAAGGAGACACGATGGCGAAGCCTACCACACGACAGCAATTCAAGGAATACTGCCTACGCGCACTTGGTGCGCCCGTCATAGAGATCAATGTGGACGATTCCCAAGTGGAAGACCGCATTGACCAGGCTATACAGTATTTCAATGACTGGAACTCGTTGGGTATGCAGCGGCAGTATTGGAAGTATCAGGTCACGCAGCAGGACATCACCAATCAGTACATCAACACAGACAGCCTTGATCCCAACGGACCAAAGATTGCCAATGTGACCCGCGTGTTTCAGATCGGGTTCAACCTACAGATCAACAACATCTTCAATATCCGCTACCAGATGGCACTGACGGACTTCTACGGACTCCGCACAGGCAACATGAACATGAACTACTATGTGTCCACGATGCAGTACATTGAGATGTTGCAGCAACTGCTTGATCCCGAAAAGCAGGTGCGGTTCAACAAGTACGACAACAAACTGCACATTGACATGAACTGGAGCGATTTTGCTCCAAATCAGTATTTGCTTGTTGAAGGCTTTGCGATCATTGATCCCGAAGAATATTCCGAAGCGTGGAACGATGCCATGCTGAAGAAGTATGCCACCGCGCTCATCAAACAGCAGTGGGGTGCCAACTTGTCGAAGTACGAGGGCATTCCACTGCCAGGAAACATCACCTTCAACGGTGCGCGCCTGTATGAGGAAGCCACCACAGCAATACAGTCCATAGAAGAAGAAGTGCTGCTGAAGTATCAAGAGCCGCCTGACTTCATCACAGGATAACCATGACAGTAAACCCGTACTTTCGCCGCAACAAGAAGGGAGAGCAGTCCCTTATTGAGTCTCTGACCACGGAGGCAATCAAGATTCACGGTCACGAGATGGTGTACCTTCCGCGAGAGAAGGTGACCGAAGACCTGATACTGGGCGAAGAAGTCTCGGAGTTCACGGACGCAAACCGCATAGAGATGTATCTTGAGAACGCAGACGGATTTGAAGGCGACTCCGAGATGTCTCGCTTTGGACTTGATGTAAAGGACTCTGCGGTGTTCATTGTGTCGCGCAAGCGGTTCATGGATGTCATGGGACACCACCCCGACATTCAGAAGAATGGTCGTCCCCGTGAAGGCGACATCATCTTCTTTGACTATCCGTACACCATGTTTGAAATCAAGTTCGTCAAGCACGACAATCCGTTCTATCCTGGCGGTGATCAGTATTCCTTCAAGTTGAGTTGCGAGGCGTTCAAGTACTCCAGCGAGAAGATCAGCACGGGCGAGTCGGAGATGGATGCGATCATGAACATTGCATCAGATTACCTCATCGGCATGACCCTTGGCGGCGGTTCAGGAACATTCACCCTTGGCGAAGAAGTGTACACGGGAACCACCGCAGACAAGCACGCATACGGTCGGGTCAACGAGTACACCGTTCCTGTTGTTGGTTCCAAGTCGCTGCGGGTCAACAAGCAGGACGGCGTGTTTGAAGTGGGCGACATTGTTGTTGGCTTGGTCAGCGGTGCGTCCTACGCGATTGCGGGCATCTACGACACCACCGTTCGCGCCACGCACCAAGATCAGCAAGACAACGAGCAGTTGGAACTGGAGCAAGAGCGCGACAACATCTTTGACTTCACGGAGAAGGATCCGTTCTCGGAGGGTGGATACTAATGTTCACCAATTTCTACAACGGTTCCATTCGCCGCATGGTTGTGGCTTTCGGCTCACTGTTCAATCAAATATACATTGACAAGGCAGAGAGCGGTGGCACGAAAACCATGCTTGTTCCCATCTCGTATGCTCCGAAGGAGAAGTACAAGGTGCGGCTTGCAGGCGATCCGCAGTTTCAGAACCCCAACCAGATCGTGCTGCCCCGCATGGCGTTTGAGATATCGGGGTATGTGTACGATTCTGCACGAAAGCGCAACAGCCTGTCCCGCCATGTGATTCGCCCCACGGCATCTAATCCAAGTGAAGTGGACTATACCTTCGCTGAAGTTCCGTACAACATAGACTTCTCTCTGTACATCTATGTGCGGAACATGGAAGACGGCTTGCGTATCGTGGAGCAGATACTGCCGTTCTTCTCTCCTGAATTCGTGGTCACGGTGAATTTTGATGACATCAACAAGAAGGTGGATGTGCCCATCTACCTGAACTCCGTGTCATCCGAGGAAGATTACGAGGGCGATTTTGAAACGCGGCGGTCAATCATCTTCACGCTGAACTTCACGATGAAGACCTATCTGTTCGGCGCAAAGAAGAACTACAAGGAAATCCGCGTGGTTCAGGCAGCACTGTGGAACAGCAATGTGTTTGACGACACATTCGTGGGTGGAGTCACTTACTATCCAGGAAACACCACCGACACGCCCCACTACGCAAATCTCATTACGGGAATCTGCGGACCGAGCGGAGCAAGTTCCAACGCAAACGACTACGATTCGTATGCAAAGGTGTATCAGGCGCAGAGCGGAGGCGGAACCACATACACAGCAGGAATGGCTGCTGGAGGCATTACCGTAGACTGGAATCTTTGAGAGGTAGACCATGAGTGGATTTGATAATATTGAAAAGGCTCTTGGCGTGGAGCCAAGCAAGCCGCTGACAGGTGAGGGCGTTCCGTCCACCGCAATCGTTGCAAAGGTTGACCCCGTGCCCCTCACGGACGAACGGCTTGAGAAAGACCTCAAGACGGACTATCAAATTGTCCGCGACAACCTGAAGGAACTGGTGGACATGGGCAAGAACGCGCTTGACGGTGTGATTCAGGTGGCTCAAGAAGGCGACTCGCCACGGGCTTACGAAGTGGTAGCCCAAATGATAAAGACGCTTTCTGAAACCAACCGCGAACTCATGGACTTGCACAACCGCGTGAAGACCATCCGCAAGGTGGATCAGAGCGTGACGAACACCAGCACCACCAATCAGTCCATCTATGTGGGTTCCACAAAGGAACTACAGGACATCATCAACTCTGCGCGGTCTTCCACGAAGGCGTTCGACAACCGTCCCGATGTTCGTGATGTGATTGAGAGTGACAAGAACAATGAGTAAGAAAAGCACGAAGTATCTGGGTAATTCAAACCTGAAGGCAGCGGGGGTGAATGTCAACTTCTCGCCCGAGCAGATTGAAGAGTATGTGAAATGCTCTCAAGATCCGCTGTACTTCATCAGTAACTATGTAAAAATTGTGTCATTGGACAAGGGCTTGGTGCCTTTTGAGCCGTATGACTTTCAGGAAGACATGATCCGCACCATTCACGAAAACCGCTTCGTGATCGGCAAACTGCCCCGCCAGACAGGCAAATCCACCACCATCATCGCGTATCTGCTCCACTATGTGCTGTTCAACCAGAGCATGAGTGTGGCGATCCTTGCCAACAAACTCACCACCGCCCGTGAACTGCTTGGTCGCTTGCAGTTGGCGTATGAGTATCTGCCCATGTGGTTACAGCAGGGCGTGGTGGAGTGGAACAAGGGGTCAATCGTGCTGGAGAACGGCTCCAAGATCCTAGCGTCTGCCACTTCATCATCTGCGGTTCGCGGTGGTTCGTTCAACTACATCTTCTTGGACGAGTTTGCGTATGTGCCTCAGAATGTAGCAGAAGAGTTCTTCTCGTCCGTGTACCCCACCATCACCAGCGGTCAAAGCACAAAGGTCACGATTATTTCAACGCCGAAGGGCTTGAATATGTTCTACCGCTTCTGGGTGAATGCAAACAAGAAGCCAGGCGAAGAAGGCAAGAACGAGTATGTGCCAATGGAGGTGCATTGGAGCGATGTGCCTGGTCGTGACGATGCGTGGAAAAAGCAGACCATTTCCAACACCTCCGAAGAGCAGTTCCGCACAGAGTTTGAGTGTGAGTTTCTTGGCTCCATGCACACCCTTGTGCATCCTGAAAAACTCAAGTGCTTGGTGTACAAGACTCCCGAGTACTGGAACGGCGAGGGGCTGCGTATCTACCAACGCCCACTGCCCGACCACAAGTATGTCACGGTTGTGGACACAGCCCGTGGGCAGGGGCTTGACTACCATGCGTATTCGGTGATTGATGTCACGGCTATTCCGTATCGGGTGGTGGCTACCTTCCGCAACAACGAAATGCCGCCCATGTTGTACCCCAACGCCATCTACCCCATCCTGCGGCAGTACAACAATGCGTACTGCTTGATTGAGGTAAACGACATTGGCGGTCAGGTGGCAGACATTCTGCACGATGAACTGGAGTACGACAATGTGGTGTATGTGTCCATGCAGGGGCGCAAGGGACAGGTGGTGAACGGCGGCTTCGGCGGCAAAGGCTCGTCCATGAAGGGGGTGAAGACCTCCACCGCAGTGAAGCGCATCGGCTGCTCTATTTTGAAAAATCTGGTAGAGGACACCAAACTCATCGTGGAGGACTTCAACACGGTGGACGAGTTCTGCTCGTTCGTGGCGAAGGGTGACTCCTTTGAGGCAGAAGACAACCACCACGATGACTTGGTAATGACTCTGGTGCTGTTTGGGTGGCTGACCACACAGGCATATTTCAAACAGATCACGGGCAGCGACATCCGCAAAGACCTGTACGAAGACCAAATAAAGGCACTGGAAGAGGAAATGACTCCATTTGGGTTTGTGGAAGACGGCAGCCCCACGAATACTTTCACAGACGGCAGTGGAACAGCGTGGCGACTAGGCGCAGGAGAAAACCTAGATATGGGGTGGAGTTTCTAACCCGTTCGTGAATGGTTCAAAATAATACATAAGAGCAGAAGCGCAGTCAAAAGCATTGACTTCTTCACGAAGGAGAAACACAAATGGCATTTAGAGTAAGCCCTGGCGTTAGCATCAAAGAGGTTGACCTGACCACAATCGTTCCCGCAGTAGCCACCACACCTGGCGGTTTTGCGGGCTATTTCCACTGGGGTCCAACGGATGAGATCGTCACCGTGACCCAACAGACCGAACTTGCAAATATTTTTGGCAAGCCGTACAACGACAACTATGTGGACTTCTTTACCGCAGGAAACTTCCTGTCGTATGGAAACAACTGTCAGGTTGTGCGCGTGGTTGGCTCCACCGCAAACAACGCCAGTGTCACGAAGGCAGGCGTGTGCTACGCCGCCGCGTGGGGTTCGTTTGTCGTAAAGAACGAGACAGACTTCAACTCCAGCGGAACCGTAACCACTGCTGCTGCCACCACTCTGTTTGCCGCGAAGTATCCTGGTGCGCTTGGATCGTCCCTGAAGGTTGTTGTCACCAACGGCACAGGAAACACGGGCGCAACTCTCGCAGGAGCCGCTGCACAGGGAGCCACTTACCTTACTCTGCTCACGGGAACAAGTGCAAATCCCAAGTACTTCTCCGTGGGTGACGAAATCACATTCTCGGACGGAACATCGGTTGCAGTCTCTGGTCTGCGCCGCATTGTAAGCGGAACCACTGCTGCTCCTGTATATGGTTCAGGGATCACCGCCACTTACAAGGATTTCTTCGGAGTCACGAGCGGTTACAACTTCGCTACCGCGAATGTTCCTGCAACCACAGGTCTTTCGGCTCACCACATCTATGTGGAACTAGAGACTTTGCTGCCTGTTGCACAGAGCAGCGATGCAGCAGTCACGATCAAGAGCGCATACGCAAAGAAGATTGGCTCCAACGCCACGGTTACCCCATACGCTTCGGATGCTGGCGGCGCAGGCGATCTTGTCAATGTGCTTGTGCTTGACAAGGACGGGCTGTGGACAGGCACGCAGAATACAATTATTGAGAAGTTTGAAGGGTTGTCACGCGCATCAGACGCACGCAAGTTTGACGGCAGCAGCAACTACTACAAGACCGTTCTGAACGAGCAGTCTGATTATGTGTGGGCACTGTCTGCTGATCTTGCCAACAATGGTGCAAGCGCAGCCACATTCACGAATTGGACTGCCATCGGTACTGCTCTTGCAACTGAAACAGCCGTTGGAGCAGGAGTCAACTCCCTGCACCTCACGGGTGGTTCGGACTCCGCGCCAACGGATTCGCTCCGTTGGTCGCAGGGTTGGAGCAAGTTTGCCGATGCGGACGGAGTGGATGTCTCGCTCCTTCCGATGGGCAACGCTTCGGTGACCCTCGCCCAACTGGTTGTGCAGAATGTGTGCGAGAAGCGTTTGGACTGCATGGCGTTCGTGTCGCCTCTACAGAACGATGTAGAGAACACCCTGCCGTATGCTGCTCTGAACAATATCAAAACCTTCCGTGACAGTGAGTTCAGCCTGAACTCGTCTTACGCGGTGATCGACAGCGGTTGGAAGTACCAACTTGACACCTACAACAACCTTGTTCGCGTTCTTCCCATGAACGCCGACATTGCTGGTCTGGTTGCACGCACGGAGTTCACGGACGAGGCTTGGTTCTCGCCCGCAGGATTCAACCGTGGTCAGATCAAGAATGTGGTGAAGTTGGCGTACAACCCCACACAGGAAGCCCACCGTGACGAACTGTACACCCGTCAGGTGAACCCTGTCGTGTCGTTTCCAGGCGAAGGCACCATCCTGTTCGGTGACAAGACTGCACAGACCCGCCCAAGCGCGTTTGACCGCATCAATGTTCGCCGCCTGTTCATCATTCTTGAGAAGGCAATCGCCACAGCGTCCAAGTTCTTCCTGTTTGAGCAGAACGATGCGTTCACTCGCGCACAGTTCAAGAACTTGGTGGTTCCCTTCCTCAAGACCGTTCAGCAGCGGCGGGGCATCACCGACTTCAAGGTGGTGTGCGATGAAACCAACAACACGGGTGAAGTAATTGACCGCAACGAGTTCGTGGCAGACATCTTCGTGAAGCCCACTCGCAGCATCAACTTCATTCAGTTGAACTTTGTCGCAACCAAGACTGGTGTAAACTTCAGCGAAGTCGGGGCTTGATCGCCTAAATAAGACCAAGGAGTAATCCATGCCCGTAGATCCTACCAACAATATTTCAGGATTTGTAAACGCCTTCGCTGGCGGTGGTGTACGCACGAACCTGTTCCTAGTCACAGGAAACATTCCTGGCTACGCGAACAACCGTGCCATATCGTTCCTGTGCAAGGCTGCACAGATTCCCGCGTCTTCGCTTGGAACTATTGAAGTTCCGTACCGTGGTCGCCGCATCAAACTGCCAGGCGACCGCTCGTTCCAAGACTGGTCAATCACGATCATGTCTGACGCGAACATGAGCCTGCGCTCGGGATTTGAGTATTGGAGTGCAATTTTCAACTCCCATGTCTCCAACATCACCGCACGCAACTTTATGCAGTTCATGCCCACATGGTCGGTTACCCAACTGTACCGTGACGGCGAAGCCATGCGTACATATAACTTCATCGGGTGCTTCCCGAGCGAGGTTGGAGCGATTGACCTGTCCTACGAGAACAACGACAGCATCGCTGAATTCCCCGTGACAATCAACTACTCTTGGTGGGAGGCTGCTGCTGGTGCCGCCGTTCCTGCCACGGGAGTAGGTCAGGAGAACATCCAAGCCCTGCTGCAACAGGCTGGAATCAATATCGGTTCGGGCTTCTGAAGCCCCTTTTGACAGGATTCTTTATTCATGGCTATCAAACTATTTGGCTTTTCTCTCACAAAGGATAAAGGGACTTCTTCGGAGGAATCCAAGAAGTCTCTTTCCTTTGTCCCACCCGACTACGATGACGGTGCAGTGCCCATTGAAGTGGGTGGGTATTTCGGTGCAGTGGTTGACTTTGACGGCTCAATCAAGACCGACATAGAGATGATTCGCAAATACCGCGACATGGCTCTCCATCCTGAAGTGGAATCAGCCATCGCGGACATCTGCAACGAAGCCATTGTGTACGATGACACCTTCACCACCGTGAAGATTGACACCACGAGCCTGAAGCAGTCCAAGGGCATCAAGGACAAGATTGAGGCAGAGTTTGAAGAAGTGCTTGGTCTGTTGGACTTCTCGCGGCGCGGCTACGAGATTTTCCGCAAGTGGTATGTGGACAGCCGCATCTACTACCACATTATTGCGGACGAAAACAACAAAAAGAAGGGCATCAAGGAACTGCGTCCCATTGATCCCACGAAGATTCGCAAGGTGCGGAGAATCGTCAAGAAGCCACTTGACAAGAACAACGCCGCTGGCGTTGGCGTGCAGTTGGTTACATCGGTGGAAGAGTTCTATGTGTACAACGAGCAGCAGCCAAACTCATCCACGCTGCAACTTGAGGGGTTGAAGATTTATCCTGACTCCATCTGCTTTATACACAGCGGACTGTTTGACGGCTACCACAAGAAGATCATCGGGTATCTGCACAAGGCTATCAAGGCTCTGAACCAACTCCGCATGATTGAGGACGCTGTGGTGATCTACCGCATCACCCGCGCCCCCGAGCGGCGCGTGTTCTATGTGGATGTCGGAAACTTGCCCAAGCAGAAGGCTGAAGAGTATGTGCGTGGACTCATGCAGCGGTATCGTAACAAACTCATGTACGATCCCAACACGGGTGAAGTGCAGGATTCGCGCAAGCACCTGTCCATGCTTGAGGACTTCTGGATGCCACGGCGCGAAGGCGGGCGCGGCACGGAGATTCAGACCCTTGAAGGCGGTCAGAACCTGTCCGAGATGGATGATGTCAAGTACTTCCAAAAGAAACTGTTCCAATCGCTGAATGTGCCCACATCGCGGCTTGAGGAGTCCACAGGCTTCAATATGGGCAAGGCTTCAGAGATTTCCCGTGACGAAGTAAAGTTCTTCAAGTTTATTGAGCGGCTTCGCATGAAGTTCTCTGAACTGTTCCTTGAATTGCTGCGTGTACAGTTGGTGATGAAGGGCATCATCAAGGACACGGAGTGGGAAGAGATTGAAGACCGCCTTGCGTTCAAGTTTGCGAAGGACTCCCATTTCTCTGAACTCAAGGAGAGCGAAATCCTCAAGGATCGTTTGCAGAGTGCGCGTGATGCAGAAGACTTCGTGGGCAAGTACTACTCCCGTGAGTGGGTACGCAAGAAGATTCTGCGCCAGACGGAAGACGATGTGGAGCAGATCGACAAGCAGATCGCGGCTGAACAGGCTGCGGGATTGATTGCCGCACCTGGTCAGGAAATGGGCGGTGCGCCCATGCCAGAGCCTGCGCCAGCCCCACCGCCACCCGCAGACGGAGGCGGCGAAGGTCCGCAAGTCACCATCGGTGAAATCGTGCCAGACGATGAAACAGGATTTAATCAGTGAGGTCATTATGCCAGAGTCATATGAAGAATTCAGGGCAGGCGTATACGCAGCACTCCGCGACAAGGTAGCCGAGCGGTTACAAAACAAGCGTGAGTATATTTCAAACTCCCTCCTGCGGGGAGAAATCCCGCAATCCGAAGAAGCAGAATCCCAGTCAAACGCAGAAGTAAACTAAATAATGTGCCGTAAAGGAGAAGCACACATGGACACGAACAAGCACATCGCAAAAGCACTGCTGAACAAGAGTTTCGCTGAAGCCAAGGAATTGGTCTTCAAGTCGCTGTACGCCAAAGCATCACTGGCTCTTGACGAGGCGCGATTTGTTGTTGCGAACGGCGTGTTCAATGAAGCCGCAAAGACCAGCGGTGTTCCCGCAGGTGCAAGCGAAGACAAGTTCATCGCTCACCGCGCAGAAGTCAAGAAGGCAGGACACAAGGCTAAACTTGGCAAGGGCGTTCCCGCTGGCAGAGTGCAGGAAGAAGTCAAGGATGCAGACTCT